AGCGTGACTGGTATTTCATGTTCTTCCTGGCCAAGGAACTGGGCATGACAGTCGCGCAACTCACCAAACACCTAACCCAAGAAGAGCTAGTTGGCTGGGCCGCTTACTTCGACCTCTATAACGAGCAACACGAGAAAGCAGTCCAAAACGCCAAAACCGGTGCTAGGGCGCGCTCAATGAGTGCGCGGTAGACTGGTGTGATTAGACGCTGCACCTCTTGTGTCTTACAAAGTTGATATTGAGGTTGCGCTGCGGGGGTCGCAGTCGCTTAAGCAGCTAACGAATGATCTTAAGCAGGTCTCAAAACAGGTCGGCAAAGTTAATGCAGGGGTAGTAAAAACAGGTAAAAAACTTGATGAAAGTTTCTCAGGCAAAAGAATTGAAAATGTAAATAACTACTCAAAAGCTGTAGCAAAAGCAGAACGCGCATTGCGTAATGCCGCAATGGGCACAGATGCCGAAAAGAACGCAGTCAGAGCCTTAGTCCGCGCTCAAAAAGAATTTAACGAACAGCTAGACCGCCAAAACAGACTTCTTAAAGAAGAGGAAAGACTGCAAGGCGTAAACCAGCCTGCCCCTAAAGCTCCGAAAACTCCTAAAACGCGCAGACCCGGAACGCAAACCTTCGGCGTTTCGGGCATTGATTTTATGCCCATCGGAGGGGGTGAATTTGTCCCTGGTTCGCCTTTATTCAAACGAGGCTTACAAAGACGAGCAGGAGCTGCTGTTAGCGCCGGAGCATTTCCGCTTCTCTTCGGTGGCGGTCCAGGCATGGCTGTTGGTGGTGCTTTGGGCGGAGCCATTTCAGGCTCTACTTTCGGGCCAGCCTCTATTGCTCTTCAAGTTCTTGGCGGAGTAGTTGATGAACTAGCAGTAAAAGCAGCAGGTTTAGGGGCTGCTTTGAGCCCAGCTACAGCAGATATTGACGCGCTTGTTGATTCTCTGGGATTAGTAGGTAGTCCGACTCAAGACGCTATAAAAAGTATCCGAGATTTGGCGGGTGAAGAGGTTGCTCTTGAGGAAGCAACAAGACAGCTTGCTCTACTCGTTGGTGATGAAGGGGTTACAGCTCTTACGGAGTTTGGAGATGCCTCTACGCGCTTTGGTAACGCTTTAACGCAGATAACCACTTTGGTGCTTGCCCAGATTGCTCGCCTTGCGAAAGGTCCGCTGGCTTTTGCCGCAAACGCCACAGAGTTTGCTGTTCTGTTTGAGCAAGCACAAGTATCAAAAGATCCCCGATTAACAGGTTTACAGAAACAACTGCGAGCAGTGGAACAACCTGTAGCAGGCGGATTTGTACCAACGTCTGGTGTTCAAGCAGCTGCTCAATCAGCGCGACGACAGAGTATCGCAAACGATATGGTAGAAATTATGAGAGAGATCAATAAACAAGAAACTGAGAGAATAAATAAACTAGAAGAAGCATTTAGAAATGCCTCTGCACAAAACGTTATCGCAAATAACAACTTAAAAATTTCTGAACTACACGCAGACATTACAAACGATCAGGTTTACGCTTTAGAACAATCAATCATAAACGAAAGAGCTAGGTTAGCGCTCTTAAAGGATGGCGCTGATAAGCAACTTATTGAGCTTGAGCGCAGAACAGCTCTTAATGACCTAGAAAATGAACGAAACGACTTGATAGAGCGCGCAAACAATAAAGCTGAAAGAGCAGCAAAACGTCAGAGCGATGCGGCGGATAGGCTAGCCAGGAAACAACAAAGAGCTATTGACCGCAGAGTTGAAGCTGTCGAAAGAGAGCTGGAGCGCACCGACAAACTCTTCGACAGAGCAAGTAGCCAGCTAGATGCCCTTACTAACAGACACAAAGACAAGGTAGCGTTTGAGCAGGAGTATGCTCGCTTGATTGAGCAAGGCAGCACACCTGCTGCAGCTAAACAGGCTATTGAACTCAAGAAGCAGCTGCTTGAGCTGGACCGTGGATACAAGAAACTTTTAGAAGCTTTAGACGCCCAAATTGCTAAAACAGAAACCTCTATTTTAGAACTAAAAGCACAAAAAGGCGTAACTACTGAGTATGAAGATCAGGTACGAGCATTAGATGAGCTTAAGAAGAGAAAAGCAGAGCTTGAAGGTAAAAGAGAGGGCGCTGAAGGTGCAATTAACGAAGCACTGGCGCCAAAGAGTGATCGTGAGGCCTTAGAGGAGTACCTGACAAAACTTCAGGGGCAGCTAAATGACTTGATGAATCCGGCTAATCAGTTGATTGGCCTTGCCGAAACGCTTGGCAGTGCGTTTAGCGAGTCGTTTAAGGGCATTGTCACGGGCAGCATGAGTGCCCGTGAAGCGTTAGCCAATCTGTTCCAGCGCACAGCGGATCACTTCCTTGACATGGCTGCACAAATGATTGCAGCTCAGATCAAGATGCAGGCAGTAAACCTGTTTATGAGCTTCTTCCCTAGCAGTTTTACACCGCTGCCTGGATCAGCCCCCCAGATGAAACCGGGTGCAGTAGTTACTCCAACGGGATTCCAAGGGCAATTTGACGGGTTCGCTGCAAATGGTGGTCCAGTAACGGGAGGCAAGTCTTATATCGTTGGAGAGCGGGGTCCGGAGCTGTTTACTCCTGGAGTGTCTGGGGGTATTACGCCAAACCACGCTTTAGGCGGGGCTAATGTGACGGTAAACGTGGATGCTTCTGGTTCGTCTGTTGAGGGCAACGCTGATCAGGCTTCGCAACTTGGCAAGGCAATCGGCATTGCTGTGCAACAAGAACTGGTGAAGCAAAAACGTCCTGGCGGTCTTCTCGCAAGCTGATGGCTACTTTCCCGTCAATCACGCCGACCTACGGCATCCAAAAGCGCAGCGCACCAAACGTTCGCAAGGTGCAGTTCGGTGACGGCTACGAAGCCAGGCTGACGTATGGCATCAATCAAAACCCCAAGGTTTTCAACCTGACATTTGAGGTGTCAGAGACTGACGCCGACACGATTGAAACGTTCTTGGATGCACGGGCGGCTGACAACGCCAACTTTGACTTCACACCACCTGGCGAAGGCAGCGCCTCTAAGTTTGTTTGTGAGCAGTGGAGTAAGTCGATTCCGTACTTGAACCGCGCCACAATTCAGGCAACATTCCGTCAAGTCTTTGAACCGTAATGGCAGTAGCAGCATGGGCCGCTAGCACTTCATTTTCTGTTGGCGACATCCGACGTGCCACAACAGATCAAGCATCCGGTCTGTTCTTCCGGTGTACGACTGCTGGAACGTCAGATTCGTCTGAACCCAGCTGGCCAACAGATATTGGCAGCACGATCACCGATAACACTTGTGTCTGGACGGCGATTGCTTCTGCGTATGAGGAGCTGGCAAAGCTCAATCCAAGTGCGATTATTGAGCTGTTTGAGCTGTATCTAGACAACACGCTCCACGGCAGCACGGATGTTTACCGCTTCCATGCAGGCGCAAACGCAGATGTAGACGGCAACGTTGTTTTTAACGGCAACACCTATACCCGCATTCCAGTTGCGGCAGAAGGTTTTGAGTTCACCAACACCGGGACATTGCCACGTCCGACGCTGACGATCAGCAACCTTGACGGCACGATGACCACTTTGCTGCTGCTGGTTAATGCGACCACAGCAGGTAATGATCTTGGTGGAGCGGAAGTTCGTCGGATCCGAACGCTTAAGAAGTTTTTAGACGGTGAGTCAACTGCCGACCCAAACGCCAAGTTCCCCGATGAGCGTTGGTACGTGGATCGGAAGGCAAATGAGTCACGGGACAGCGTAACTTTTGAACTAGCCAGCAAGTTTGATCTTGCGGGCCAGAAACTGCCAAAGCGTCAGATCGTGGCCAACGTTTGCCAATGGGTGTATCGCAGCAGCGAATGCAGCTATACAGGCACTGATTATTACGACGTAAACAATAATGAGGTCAGCACTGCGGCGGCTGATGTTTGCGGTAAACGAATTGAAAGCTGCAAGCGGCGATTCGGCGATAATGCCCAGTTGCCGTTTGGATCGTTCCCCGGCGCTGGTCTGAGCAAATGATGAAACTTACTGACACGATCAAAGCAGAGATTCTTCAGCAGGCAAAAGACGAGTTCCCCCGGGAAAGTTGTGGGTTGATTGCTGTCGTCAAAGGACGTCGGCGTTACTTTCCGTGCCAAAACATTGCTCAGA